TACGACCTAGCCAAGCAGTTAGAGACACTGCTGAAGATAATGGTTGGTAAACAAGCATGAGAGCACAAGAATTTGTCACAGATGAAATCAATAAACAGGTGTTTAGTCCTGGGTGGACCGACGAAACCACAATTTTAAATCGTTATGTACTCAAGGCACGGGCCGCCGATGACTGGAACAAGTATCAAAAATTAGACATCGATGTATTTGATCCCGAAAGTGGAATACCATACCGTATAGCACATGCCAGGTTTAGAATCAAGCCAGGATTTTTCTTTCAAAAGAATCTTGAAGCATCAATGATTTATGTTTCCCAAGAATATCAAAAGCGTGGTATTGCAACTGCCATCTACCAGTATGTGAGAAAACTAGGGAATACCATCAAGCCCAGCAGATTCCAGCTGCCGGCTGGCAAATCCATGTGGAAAAGTTTTGATAGGACCGATGCACTGGCTGAAGAATTTGACGGACCCACAGCAGCAGGTTGCATTGTTGTGGCTGAGGACACCGGACGCTGGTGTCTGCAACAGCGTAGCAACACAGTAAGCGATCCTGGTGTGTGGTCAACCTGGGGTGGCGGCCGTGAGCCTGGCGAATCCGTGACCGAGACGGTGCTGCGTGAACTGGCAGAAGAAAGCGGCTACCAGGGTATAACTAAATTAGAACTGATTGATACCAACCAAGATTATGCCACATTCTTGGCACATGTGCCCAGAGAGTTTGAACCTCAAATCAATCACGAATGCCAGGACTGGCGCTGGTCGGATCCTGACCAATTGCCTAAACCCTTGCACCCTGGTCTGACGCAAACACTGAGTAAAAACTTTGAAACATTCAATAATGTAGTATCTGAGCAAGATGTCTTGGAAGATGCAACAGTGACACGAATTGATTCTAAACCTATTGCAGATTTTTCGTCTGGCCTCAAAGCATACAAGCATACAGATGATTGGAGTCAGAGTGGCATAGACACAGGTGATGATAGTTATTGGAAAAATAAAAATCTTAAAACTAACACTACCAAGGGATTGTTTGCTGGTGATCCTCGTAGAACAGCACTGTACGCTACCGGCAATGCTCATGAAACACGATATGTAGAATTTACGCAAAACGGCCAACCCATTGTTTATTTTGACAAAAAAGATTTGCCGGCAATGCGTAGTCGTAAGACCTACTTAACTGTGTTTGATGCTAGTAATTTTAGACAACTACCGACCGGTGAATGGTTTAGTAAAAATCCTGGCAAACCGATCAAACAAACACCAATTGGTGATCCATTCAAATACATTGCCGATCAAGGTTGGATAGTTCGTGTCACCGATGATTTAGACAAAGTGTTCAATCAGGTTAAAAAAATGCACAACGCAGGTAAAATTGCTCAATATGGTGCAGAGGGTATGAATGAAAGTCTGGGCGTGGCGGAAAACTTTGCCGACGGCAAGGTCAAGGGCAAAAGCAGGCCTGGGCGTGTGAAACGTGCTGGTGCCAGTTGCAACGGATCAGTCACTGATCTACGTGCTAGAGCCAAGAAAGCATCAGGCGAAAAAGCCAAGATGTATCACTGGTGTGCCAACATGAAAAGCGGCCGCAACAAGAATAAATAACACACTATGAGAGCCAGTCAATTTGTTCAGGGATTCAATGTGTATGGAGCCAGAGTTCGAGTCAAGAACCCTGCCTACAGCACCAGCATTGACGTGGCCATCTTTGCCAAATCGCCTACTATGGCCAGGCTCTTGCTCCGAGCACAGTACGGTGATTCAGCCTTGGTCACCAACGTGTACAAAATATCCTAACTGTCATCATGCTGTTTGAAGAATTCACTGATCCCATCATGCCCAAGCGTGTGCCACCTGCGCCGCAGCCCGATGACCAGGACCCAGATATCAAATCTTATCAGCACTGCTATGCAAACTGAATTTGCTATTGTCAAGTGCGATGTATATTGTAAGTGGACCGGGCCGCACCCCAGATATCGTTGCTATGTCAATGACGAATTGTTTAGTGAGCGAACCTGGATTTGGCAAGATGTTTATCTAGAAGAAAGCTTGCAGATACAAGCGCCACCTGGCAAGTATACAGTGCGAGTAGAGCTGCTGGATACCGAACATGCCAGTATCAAAGTTCGTAACGTGAGAGTTGACACAGGCCCGGCAGTGATTGCACCCGACGGTCGAGTTCACATATACACACCGGAGAGATCAAATGAAAATGCGTGAAATAATGGAAACAGCATCAGCGGGTGCAACTGGCGCTGGTAGTGTGGCCACTGTAGCAGCACCCATGGGCATGATCACAAGAAACGGTGGAAACCTGTTGAGTGGTAAATATACCACGGACCCAACTCCTAACACACCCAAAGAATACAAAAGGAAAAAAAGTGCTCGCTGATGATCTAAAAACACTACTGGCCACACAATACGCATTTGTGATCAAGGCCCAATACTTTCACTGGAATGTGGAAGGTTCAGACTTCAGTCAACTGCACAAGTTTTTTGGCAAAATCTACGAAGAAGTTTACAACAACGCCATTGATTCCACAGCTGAATTCATTCGCATACTCGACGAATACACTCCCGGCAGCTTTGAACGTTTTCAAGAACTCAGCCTTATTCAAGGACAAACAAAAATTCCACGTGCTCGACTCATGATTGAAGAGTTGTATGCTGACACTGAAATTATTATAGATCTTCTCAACCAGTGCTTTGCGGCTGCTGAACAAGAAAACCGCCAGGGCATTGCTGACTTTATTGCTGGCCGTATTGACGCCATGGGCAAGCATGGCTGGATGTTGAGAAGCTTCTTGAAAGATCAACGAGCATGAGCAACGACATCAAAAGTATCCTGGACCGCTTGGTAGCAGTGGAAGCCAAAATAACTCCGGCCATGCCGCGAGTACCCGGACTAAACTCACAGCAGAAGTCAGTGGGGCAGTTGCCTGCCTTGTTCAAACCGCGGGACGTTTCTCCTGTGCTGGGCAAAAAAACTGATCCAAAAAATCCTCTGGCTGGCCGACTGGTAGGAGACTCTGCTGAACCTCGACAGCCGCGCCTGGCCGAAACCATGCAAGACATTGAAGAAGACATGCTGGGCAAAGTCAAGCGACAGTTTGTGGATTATCTTGAGCGTCTAGAAGATCGGTCCAAGATTGATCGAGAACTGGTCAGCAAGGCCAAAAAAGAATTGGGTATGAGTGACACTGATGAGGATGTGGTCGAAGCAGGTGATGACTTTCAGGATACCGAAGTAGCACATGACATTGATCAAAAGGCCATGAGTCAAGCAGTGGCAGCAGAGCAGCCAGTTAAAACAGTGGCCATGGAAGATGGTGCCATGCTGGAGATCTACGGCGACGAAGGTCGTGGATTTGAAGTTCGTCGTGGTGGCCGCAGCTTGCCTACACGTTTTAAAAATATTGATCACGCTGACATGGCAGTGCAACTGTTCCAACAACGCCGCCGGAAACAAGATCTTTCACAAGACTACGTGGATGAAGCTTGAGACTTTTTAAAAACTGTCACTGCATGATTCAATAACGGTTGTTGTGCAGTTGGACATTGCTTGCACTGAGCATGTGGCCGTCCAAAATTGTTGATAAAATTTTCAATTTCAACATCTTCAGAATCAGGAGCGATACCCGATTGTATCAATGGCTCCCACTCGGTCCAATTAGGACGATTATATCTATCCAGTGTATCCTGCAACAATGCACTGGTGCTGCATTTATAAATTCTTCCTTGATACAACAACGGACAAGTTTTTTGCACACATGCATCAAATGCAGCCTCAGGACTGCTGTTGAATGGAGCCATGCTATGGTACGGTCCTTGGAATGTTTTCAAAAAATGACTGGGCCGGTTGATTTGAAATGCCAAATTGTTTGTGGTTCGCCATCTATCAATGCCGTATTCTCGAACTGGTTCCCAATGATATTGAGAAAATATTTTCTCTATGGCTTGCTCTAATGCTAGATCATTCACGTGCACAGTGATTTTAAAAACACAATTACCAATGTCGTGCAACAACGGCAACAATCTAGGCCATTTGTGCAACAGCAACCCATTGGTGGTAAATCTCAATTGAGCAGAGGGCATCAAGTTTCTGGATCCCAGTAGCCAAGACTCTATTTCAGGATTGATCAAGGGTTCGCCGCCCATGATTCCAAAGTCTGAGATACTGATCCGATCTAACCAGGGTTCTATTTCGGACCGACCTTGCGCCCAGGGCACATATCCTGAATGTCGTTGATCACTGTAGTTGGTACATCCTTCACATGAAAGATTACACACCTGAGTGACCATTGTTTCTAAAAAAGGTAAAGTTGGTTTTGGCATCACAATGAGTAGGCAATATTTATTGGCACAAAATTTTCCTAACAGGTATTGTGTTGTTGATAAATTTAATGTATACTAGCAACTTATAGGAGAAATCTATGTCGGACAAAACTTTCAACGGCGAGCAAAAGCTCAAACTCACTCAAATCATCAACGAGGGCATGCAGGTCACACAAGAGATTGAAACTCTCACCGAAGGCCTAAATGACACCATCAAGGCCATTGCTGAAGAACTGGAAATCAAACCTGCCGTGCTCAAAAAAGCCATCCGGCTGGCACACAAAGCTGAATTTGGCAAGGCCAAACAAGATCATGAACTGCTGGAAACCATCCTGGAAACTGTGGGCAAGACACTGTAATTGCATACATACATGATGCCGAGTCGCTGCCGTAAGCAGCATGAACCATGGCCAGTGAGCCACAAGTCACAAAGGAATCAATGAGTTACGTAGACAGTCTATATGATCGTGAACACGATCGCATCCATGTGGTAGAACGCCGAGACAACACTCGAGTGTATCGCGAATACCCAGCCAACTACATCTTCTACTACGACGATGCCAGGGGCAAATTCCGATCAATCTATGGCACACCTGTGTCAAGATTCAGCACCAGAAACAACAAAGAATTTCGCAAAGAAGTTCGTGTGCACTCAGGCAAGCAGTTGTACGAGAGTGACATCAACCCCATCTTCAGGTGCCTAGAGGACAACTACAAAGGTCAAGACGCACCCCCGTTGCAAACAGCTTTTTTCGACATTGAAACAGACTTTGATCAAAAACGAGGATTCTCGCCTGTAGAAGAAGCGTTTAATGCAATCACTGCTATCTCAGTGTACTTGGACTGGTTGGATCAGTTGGTGACTTTGGCTATTCCTCCGCGACACATGAGCATGGCGACTGCCAGAGAACTGGTAGCAGACTTTGACAACACCCTGATCTTTGAAACCGAAGCAGAAATGCTCAAGGTGTTCTTGGACTTGATTGATGACGCTGATGTGCTAAGTGGCTGGAACTCAGAAGGTTATGATATTCCCTACACAGTGAACCGTGTGACTCGTGTGCTCAGCCGAGACGACACTAGAAAATTCTGTCTCTGGGGACAGTTGCCCAAGAAGCGTATGTTTGAACGCTTTGGTGCCGAACAAGAAACTTTTGATTTGATTGGTCGTGTGCACCTGGACTACATGCAGTTGTATCGCAAGTACACATATGAAGAACGTCACAGCTACAGCCTGGACGCTATTCTAGAGTATGAAGGCTTAGACGGCAAGACCAAGTTCGAAGGCACCCTGGATCAACTGTACAATCAAAACTTCAAAAAGTTCATTGAATACAACCGTCAAGACGTCAACGGTCTAGCTCAACTGGACAAGAAACTGCGATTTCTGGATCTGGCCAACGAACTGGCACATGCCAACTCGGTACTGTTGCAGACCACCATGGGCGCTGTGGCAGTGACTGAACAGGCCATTATTGTGGAAGCACATGAACGTGGCATGGTAGTGCCCAATCGTCAACAACGCAACGACAGCGAAGACAACCAAGCAGCTGGTGCCTATGTGGCCTATCCCAAGAAGGGTGTGCATGAGTGGGTAGGGTCAGTGGACATCAACAGTCTTTATCCTTCGGCTATTCGAGCCATGAACATGGGACCAGAGACCATTGTAGGCCAACTGCGGCAAACCATTACTGATCGGTATATTCGTGAAAAGATTGCCAAGGGATCCAGCTTTGCCATGGCCTGGGAAGGCTTGTTTGGCAGCTTTGAGTACGAGGCCGTGATGAAGCAGGAGATTGGTACAGAGATCACCATTGACTGGCAAGATGGTACATCGAGCACACACTCAGGTGCAGAAATCTGGAAGTTGATCTTTGATTCGAACCAGCCCTGGATTCTCAGTGCCAACGGCACCATTCTCACTTATGAGAAAAAAGGTATCATTCCGGGCTTGCTGGAACGATGGTATGCTGAACGCAAAGACCTGCAGGCCAAGAAAAAGGCCGCAACTGATCCCAAAGAAATTGCGTTCTGGGACAAGCGACAGCTTGTGAAAAAAATTAACTTGAACTCACTATATGGTGCTATTCTTAACCCTGGCTGTAGATTTTTTGACAAGCGTATTGGTCAGTCTACCACTCTTACTGGTCGTGCAATTGCCCGACACATGGACGCATATCTAAACGAATGTATCACTGGCGAATACGATCACGTGGGTGCTGCAGTGATCTATGGTGACACTGACTCATGCTATTTCTCAGCATGGCCTGTGCTGAAAAAAGAAGTAGAAGCTGGGCTCATGGAGTGGTCGGCCGAAACTTGTATTGCCCTGTACGATAGCATTGCTGATCAAGTGAACGAAAGCTTCCCAGCGTTCATGGAACAGGCATTTCATTGCCCACGAGACATGGGTGCCTTGATCAAAGCCGGTCGCGAAACTGTGGCGGACCGCGGTTTGTTTATCACCAAGAAACGCTATGCTGTCAATGCCATTGACATTGAAGGCAAACGCTATGATGTGGACGGCCGGATGGGCAAAACCAAGGCCACTGGTCTAGACTTAAAACGTTCAGACACTCCCAAAGTTATTCAAGAGTTCTTGCTAGAAATTCTAAATCGACTGCTGGCCGGTGCTCAACGAGATGAACTAATTGAACACATTCGCAAGTTCAAGTACGAGTTCAAAGAGCGACCAGCCTGGGAAAAAGGTTCGCCCAAGCGGGTCAACAACTTGACCCGGTATGGTGCAGCTGAAGCCGAGCAAGGCAAAGCCAACATGCCTGGACATGTGCGAGCAGCACTAAACTGGAATCAGATGCGTAAAATGAACGGTGACAACTACTCAATGCAGATTGTGGACGGCATGAAGACCATTGTGTGTAAACTCCGGAGCAACGCTCTGGGCTGGACATCAATTGGCTATCCCACCGACGAACAACGCTTGCCCACCTGGTTCACTGAACTGCCGTTTGACGATGCCACAATGGAATCCACTGTGGTAGATGGCAAGGTTGATAACCTGCTGGGTGTGCTGGACTGGGATCTGGCTTCTGCCACCAACACAGACAATACATTTACAAGTTTATTTTCGTTCCAATGAAACTGAGTGAAATTGTTGCTTATCTAAATCTCTTGGATTCGCTAAGTGTGCACCAAGAGGTTGCAGAGTCTACACGTCGGTTGGCTGCTGTGTTGCATGTGGTTGCTAATCATGTGGTGCAGGTTGACACCGGCAGTCAGGATCTTGAGCAAAACTTTAACGCAGTAAAATTTGGACTAGATAATTTTGAAAGTACACTAGCTCAAATCAAGCAACGTCTTGAGCAAATGTTGCACCAAAGAGAATCCACGTATCTGGCTGAAAGTTACAGATTGTTTGATCTTGAAATGCGGCACGACAGTGCTCAACATATACTGTCAAGAAAATTAGTAATTGACAATGAGTCTCGTGTGGCGTTGCAATACCGGCTGAAGAATCTAACCGACTGGAGATTACCCGGTATGATAATTGGGCCCAGAACAGAAACTTTTATCGAAGACATGGTTCCTATGGATCCGTTGTATCTGGTGGATACTCATCAAGACTTGCTAGATCCAGCAGTGAGAAGTTTTACTCCAGAGTATCAACGCAGACTAAGACAATGTGTTGTGAATGATTATGTACCCAGAGCCATCCTTAATGACATACCCGGCGACCAGTTTGGTGTAATTTTTGCCTACAATTATTTTAACTATCGGCCCATGGAAGTGATTGGTAGATACCTCCAGGAAATTGCCAGTAAACTGCGTCCTGGCGGCTCATTTATTATGACCTACAACAACTGTGATCGAGCGCATGGTGTTGCATTGTCTGAACGGTCGTGGATGTGCTACACTCCTCAACGACTCGTTGTTGCGGCTGCTGAGGCAGCCGGACTTGAGCTAGTGTCAGCCACTGATGAACCAGGCGATCTCAACTGGATTGAATTTGTTCGTCCTGGCAAAATTGAAACCTTGCGAGGTGGCCAAAGCCTTGCCAAAATAATTGCTATCCCGCAATAAAACCTATATACTGTTATACAAGGAGAATATTATGAAAGACTGTCTTAAAGACTTGGTAGAACACACTTTTGATCTGGGCTGTATTGATCTGGTCAAGATTGTAGGCGACACAGACACAACTGAAGTTTCGGCTCTGGCTGAAGATTTGAGTGTTGTGGTGCAGGCAAAATTCCACAATCCTGTGGCTGACTTTGTGGGCACATTTGGCATGCCCAACTTGGGCAAACTCAAGACACTGCTGAACTTGCAAGAGTATCGCGAAGATGCCAAGCTCAGCATTACTCGCAGGACCACTGGCGACCCCGACGGCATCAACTTTGAAAACAAAGCAGGTGACTTCAAGAACAACTATCGATTTATGACATCGGGTGTGGTGAATGAAAAACTCAAAACTGCCACATTCCGCGTACCACCGTGGCACATTGAGTTTGAGCCTGCCAATGCTGCTATCCAGCGTCTCAAGTGGCAAATGAGTGCCAACGCAGAGGAGCCCAACTTCCAGGCCAAGACTGAAAACGGCGATCTTAAATTTTTCTTTGGCGATCATTCCACTCACGCTGGTAACTTTGTGTTTCAGGCAGGTGTAACTGGTCAACTCAAACGCACATGGTCGTGGCCGGCCAAACAGTTTGCCAGTATCATGGACCTGACTGGCGACAAGATTGTACGCATCAGCGATGACGGCGCTGCTATGATCACAGTTGATTCTGGTCTTGCTGTGTACAACTATATCCTTCCAGCACAAAGCAAATAATGACTGAACCTGTTGTTGTCCAAGACGACCTAACTGCTAAACAAACTGGCGCTGATGGCCAAAGTCAATATGCTGTTTTTTTGCCAGCCATCTCGGGCTTCTACGCCACGTTCATAGGCAAACAAAGAAACGAGCCATATGTAGACCCTGCACGGTTTCCACAAACCCAGCCCAGCAAGCTCACAGACATGGAACAGTTGAACTGGCTCAACAGCCAGAAGGCCTTGTTTCCTTACCGATGGAGCTTGTATTCAGGTGGTCATGCCAACTTGGATCTCAACAAGCAGGACTGGTCCGAAGACATGGTTCGCAATCGAGAGCCAGGTACGTTTGTGCTGGGTGACTCAGGTGGATTCCAGATTGCCAAGGGCTTGTGGGAAGGTGACTGGAAAGCCAACTCAGGTTGTGTCAAAGCACAAAAGAAGCGTGAGTTGATCTTGAACTGGCTGGACAACGTGGCCGACTATGGCATGATCTTGGATATTCCCACCTGGGTAATTCACGACAAAAAGGCGTCGGCAGCATGCCAGATCACCACACTGCAAGAAGCAGTAGATGCCACCCGGTTCAACAACGAATACTTCATGCGACACCGCAAAGGTGTGGCCAACGGTGGCGCCAAGTTCTTGAACGTTTTACAAGGCGACAATCACACCAGTGCTGACGCTTGGTATGAGACCATGAAGGAATACTGCGATCCTGCAAAGTACCCAGACACACACTTTGATGGATGGTCAATGGGTGGTCAAAACATGTGTGACGTGCACCTGGTACTCAAACGACTGGTTGCGCTACGTTATGACAATCTCTTGCAACCAGGCATTCATGACTGGATGCACTTCTTGGGCACCAGCAAACTGGAGTGGGCCGTTTTATTAACTGTTATTCAAAGAGCCGTAAGAAAATATGTCAATCCGCAATTCACCATCAGCTTTGACTGTGCCAGTCCGTTCCTTGCCACAGCAAACGGACAAGTGTATTTTGAAAATGTCTTCGAACACGACTCAAAATGGTCGTATCGCATGGCTCCTTCGGCCGACGACAAAAAGTACGCCACTGACACAAGACCCTGGGCACAAGGTGTAGTAGCCGACGGCATCTATCCTCGCTGGCAAGATTCACCTGTCAGTGACATGTTGACCATGAAGGACATCTGCATCTACCGGCCCGGTGACGTCAACAAGATTGGCAAGGAAGGTCGCACCAGCTGGGACAGTTTCAGCTATGCTTTGCTGATGGGTCACAATGTGTGGATGCACTTGACTGCGGTACAAGAAGCCAACCGACGTTTTGATGCAGGTGAACATCCGGCCATGATGCAACAAGAAGGCGGCAACTACGAATACTTCGAAGACATTGTGGAACAGATCTTTGCTGCACCTGATCGTGTGAGCGCCGAAGTCATCATTGACAGCTACAGCAACTACTGGATGCAGATTGTGGGCACACGCGGATTCAAGGGCAAAAAGACCATGAATGCACGTACTCAGTTCAATGTCTTGTTTGACATGTCTGAACCCAAAGTCGAAGACGATGGTTGCGAATTTGACTCTGCGGCCATGGACCAATTACAAAAGGAACAATCATGAACAGAACCGGACATGAAGATGTCAATTTTTTTTACGGAACCGAAGTAGAGAATACCCCGGCCTACGGCAAGCCTACCTTGTTTGTGGTAGGGATTCAAAAGTCAGACGATATTCTAGCAGCCATGACTCGGGGGTCAAAGCCTGTGGGGCATATCTTTTTTGGTGCCAATCACAGTTTTGATCCTCAAAACAATCTGGATTGGTCACGCTGGGAAGGCATGATAGGGTCGTTTCTCTCTCGAGGATATTTGTGTAGTCTGGACATTCCTATCACTGCAGTGGCCGATTTTAATGAAACCGGCCTGTGCGAATTCAGGAACTTTATTCCACAGATTAGAGTAAGTATCCCCTATACAAAGCTGTGGAATTATAATACAATGTTAAAAATAGATGATGTAGATTTTGATGCGACCAATCCTGGAGTGTGGACACATAGTTTACACAGCCTAATGAGTCGTAGCACGTTTACATCCTGGGATGAATATTCAAAGGACCAACCAGTATGAACTCACCGCAAAGACAACAAGCACTAGATGAACAACGCAGCCGTATCATGGCTCGTGCAGATAAAAAAATCTGGGTCACTTTCCAAAAAGAGGGCATCCATAAATACCCTGCAGCGGCCACTGACCCTGCACTAGCAACAGGTGATGAATATGATGTATCGTTTTTGGGCTATCCTCATCGCCACATCTTTCATTTCAGGGTGTGGATCGATGTGCTCCATAATGACCGGGACATCGAATTCATCCAATTCAAACGATGGCTTGAGAGTCTGTATAAAGGTGACGGTTCCGTACTGAGCCTGGACTACAAGAGCTGCGAAATGATGGCCGATGACTTGTATCAACAAGTGGCCCAACGCTATCCTGACCGTGCTGTCTGGATTGAGGTGTCCGAAGACGGTGAAAACGGAGCACTGATCAAATATGAAACTCACCAACCCCTTCAATCAATCAAAATCTAAGGACCATTATGGCCAAGCCAACTTTTAAACCCAATCCACGCATGACCGAGATCTTTGATGATCTGGACAAGTTCCTGGAGTTCTGTCAAGAATATGGGTATCGCTACAACGAAGGCGACCTCTACAACTTCCGCAGTTATGCCTGGCAGCAATACAGCAAATACAGCCAAGGCAAAAACGCCAAGAACATGTGGTGGGAAGACGCTCGACGCTTTGCAGGGTTCCGTCCAGCATGAGCGACACACACGAGGATCTCGAGTCCCTGGCCGAGATGTTGGACACTGCATTGACCAGCCAGGATCCTCGTGTGGTCTCGGCCTTTCGGCAACTCATGATCATGGTGGCCCTGACTCGCCCAGACGTTTCTGCCCCAGGCAAACACCGTGGCCCAATTCGACGCTTGATGTCACGAGTGGATGACCTGCATCAGCGCATGGAACGCCTGGAATATGAGCTCAGCCGTGGTCGGTATGAACAAGAAAAAAAATACGATTACGATATCCAACAATATCGAAACCCTTGGAGTGATTCGATAAAGGTCAACTCTGAATACCGCGACTCTGAAATGCTGAAAAAACTACAAAGTATAAAAGGAATATGATGAGAAAATTATTTTATTGTGGTTTGGAGTCGTATGAAGCAAGATACACTCTACAACTGTCTGAATGGAGCCGTGCGGTGTTTGACCGTCGTGGTGTAGACGTGGTGTATGTGCCCGGCCAGGTGATCGACAACACACAGGCCATTTCAGTAGGACAGGTCTTGGACGCACATGGTCGCAGTTATTTTGCCATGAGTCAGATGATGAATCTGGTACAGATGATGAAGAACGGTGAGGTCACTTGTGACGATGTGGTGTTCTTTGAGGACATGTTTCAGCCAGGCTTTGAAAGCCTTGGCTACATTCTCAATCAAGTGCCCGAATCGCAACAACCGCGTATCTATGTTCGTTGTCTAGCACAGGCCATTGATCCCGATGACTTTGTGCATGTATGGGGCATGAGCCGGTGGATGGGCCTGTATGAGCAAATGGTCAATGACATTGTGCGAGACTCCGGTGGTGCTGTGTTGGCTACCAACGAAGAAATGGTTGCTCACATGAGAATCGCTGGCTGGACTGCTGACATCTACAACATCTCAGGCCTGGCATTTGGCAAGGCGGAAGTTCAGGGTCGCATCGGCGGCGCTGATCGCATTCGTCCGTTTGATGATCGCGAGCGGCGTGTGGTGTTTGCTGCACGTTGGGACCAAGAAAAGCAGCCAGACTTTTACATGGACTTGATTGAAATGTGGCATGCTCAGGGCCCACATCCAGTGGAGTTTGCGTTGCTGCAAGGTGGGCCACTACGCAGCAATGATCCCAAGTATGTGGATCGCGCAAGATCTATGGCTGCAGAAGGCAAGCTCACAATTCATGAGAATCTTAAAAAGAACGACTACTATGAGATTCTCAACGACAGTCGTGTGCTGTTTAATTGCGCCCTTCAAGATTGGGTTTCCAACACAGTGTCGGAAGCAGATGCTCTTGGCTGCAATGTTCTATACCCTGCTTATAGGAGTTTCCCTGAAACTTTTGCACATGACCCTAACCGTTTATACGTTCCCTGGAGTATAGACGATGCGTTTGTGAAACTGCAAATGTTGTTGCGTGAACCACATCACAACATGGGCTTGATTTCAGACTGGAACAATGGCACTGTGGATCGATGTGTGGACATCATGCAGGGCACAGGTTCACAGTGGTTGCGTTCGGGCAGAAACTATCGTAACCATGTGAGCGAATCTAAATATCATGTGGTCAAGGTGGAAGAATGATGGTAGTGGTAACAGGAGCCGCAGGCTATATCGGCGGTGAAGTCTCATTGTTGTTGCGAGATGCAGGACACACAGTGATCGGCATTGATCGACGCCCTTGTCCTGACCATCTCCGAGATGTGTTTGATCAGTTTGTTCAAGCAGACTTTGACAGCGACGAGTCGTTCAAAAAAATCATTGAAGCACGACCCGAAACTATTGTGCATTGTGCCGGCACCAGCTTGGTTGGCCCTAGTATAAAATATCCAAGTGATTACTATCACAACAACGTGGTCAAGACTTTGAATCTGCTAAACATCATGCACAGTGCGCTACCAAAAACTAGATTGATCTTTAGTTCAAGTGCAGCAGTGTATGGTGAGCCCATTATGAATCCCTGTCACGAAGTTGACCCAAAAGAGCCTGTGAGCCCTTATGGAGAAAGCAAGCTGATGGTGGAACAGATCCTGGAGAGCTATCGCCGGGCGTATGGCCTGGACTATGTGGCATTTCGTTACTTCAATGCCTGTGGTGCTGATTCGCAAGGACGTCATGGACAAGAACCGGGAGCCACACACATCATTGCTCGTGTGCTAGAGAGCATCAGAGATGAACAAGAATTTGTGCTGAATGGTATCGACTATCCCACACCCGATGGCACTTGTGTACGAGACTATGTGCATGTGGAAGACATTGCTCGAGCACATGTGTTGGCTCTAGATCGGCGAGTAGAGTCAGGTGTGTATAATCTGGGCACTAGCCAAGGCATTAGCAATCGTGAAATTATCGACACAGCACAACAAGTTACCGGTTCTGCTGTGGTGATTCGTGTGGGAGATCGACGAGCAGGTGATCCCCCTATGCTCACAGCCAGTGCAGACAAGTTCAATCGCTACACTACTGAGTGGCGTCGTCACAACCTAGACGACATGATTGGTCATGCCTGGGCCTGGTATGTTCGATAAAATCTCAAAGTTCGAACAAGAACTGGCCGAATTTACTGGCGCACCCTATGCGATCATGACCGATTGCTGCACACATGCCATTGAACTGTGCCTGCGATATGAGGGGGTGACTGAGTGTAGTTTTACGCCCTACACCTATCTCAGTGTCGCCATGACCATGCACAAACTGGGTATCCGGTATCAGTATCTGGATCATGCGTGGCAACGCTGGATTGGAGAATATCCGTTTGTGGGCACCAGAATCTGGGACAGTGCCAGACGTTTAGAAAAGAACATGTATCGGCCAGGGCAGATGCAATGTCTAAGTTTTGGACATTCTAAGCCTTTACACATAGGCCGTGGAGGTGCTATACTGTTGGATGACCCGGTGGCATATCATGAGATACTTTTGCAACGCTATGATGGTCGCGATCTAAATATTACACCATGGTCTCAACAACAAACATTCAGAGTAGGCTATCATTACCGGCCCACACCAGAAGAAGCAGAACTAGGTTCTGCATTGTTACAGGGCATCAGAGACAACCCACCTGAACCACGATTTGTTGAGTATCCAGACCTACGAACCATCACTATCAAGGACTAAAATGACAGACAAAAATCAAACAGGCCTAGACGCTATGGCCGGCGACGGCGGTTATCAGGAATCGTATCTAGGCGATCATCTTCGTTTTAAAATGAAACGTGAAGGTAAACGTTTTTGGGCAGGTGATAACATCAGCGACTACTTGCACGAAGGCGACATAGAAAAATTAATCGATGAAGCAACACCAGCATTTGAAACTGTGCTGGATCGATTGCTGATCGATCGTGAAAACGATCCAAACAGTAAAGGCACAGCCCGACGTCTTGCCAAAATGTATTTTTATGAAATAATGGCAGGAAGATATGATCCAGCACCAGATGCAACAGCGTTTCCGAATGATTCAGCAGACCGGTACGAAGGCATGCTGGTGGTTCGCAGTGAACTTCGCAGTATGTGTAGTCATCATCATCAACCCGTTAGCGGTGTTGCTTACATTGGCATCATTGCGGCAGAGAAACTGATTGGGCTCTCTAAGTACACTCGCATTGCACAGTGGTGTGCTCGCCGCGGTACCTTACAAGAAGAACTAGCCAACGATATTGCTCGTGAGATACAGAATGCCACCGATGCCCGAGATGTAGGAGTTTACATACAGGCGGTGCATGGCTGTTGCGAGAATCGCGGCATCATGGCACACAGTTCGTTGACACAGACCACTGTGCTGAAAGGTGCGTTCAAAACTGATCCTGGTGTTAAAAAAGAATTCTTTGACAACATCAAACTGCAACAGGACTTTGCTCCGCGATGAAAGACTTAGAGTCAGCACAGGCCGCAGGAGTTGCACCCTGGGATCTAGTGGTAGCCGAAACTGATACCTATGTGGTGTATCAAGATCGGTATCCTGTTGCGCCCGGACACCTGTTGTTTGTGCCCCGCGTCAACTACATTGATGGCATGTTGGATTGCTACCGAGCAGCACATCGTCACGGCGATTGGTTAGTGCTAAGTGGCCGCGCTGACGCTTACAATGTGGGCATGAACCGAGGTGAGGCAGCAGGACAAACTGTAATGTATCCGCATGTGCACATGATTCCAAGACATCACGACGATTGCACGGATCCCGTGGGCGGTGTTCGATCAGTGATTCTGGGGCAGGCCAACTACAAGACCAGCACCTATCAAAACCCAGATAAATAATGATTCAGCGGCCTTTCGGCGTCATCCCGCTATACAAACTCTGCTGCCTATGCTATAATCTAACATAGGAGAATCAAATGGCAAATCAATCAATTCAATACAAATACACTTCAACCAAGGAGTATCACGATGCTTTTCCCTGCGCTTATCGCCAATGGCGTGCTGATAGTCACTGTAATCTCATTCATGGTTATAGTTTTAGTATGAAGTTTTACTTCGGCACAGACAACCTGGATGTGCGCAACTGGGCTGCTGACTACGGTGGTCTCAAAGAACTCAAGGGCATCTTGGAAGACCAGTTTGACCATACACTTTTGGTCAGTGCCGATGATCCCGAACTAGCAACCTATCAACTGTTGCAGGAGAAAAAGTTGGCCAAACTGACTATTTTGCCTAGACTGGGCTGCGAAGGACTGGCCGACATGCTGTACAAATATGTCAACGGTGTTTATATTCCTGACATGTGGGGACAGTCCGAAGCCAATCGCTTGTGGTGCTACCGAGTGGAAGTGCGTGAAACACAAAGCAACATGGCATTTCGTGAAGGTCATCGCGAATGGAACGAGGACTTGTTTGCATGACAAAAAAATACAATCTTGCAATCCTGCTGCCCACTAGAGGCAG